GCAAGATATGGGCAGTAGACGGATACATCGAAGACTACGATGGTGTCTACTCCCTTCCTGCTGAAGTAGAAGCTAAGTTTCTAGGATTTATGTAATGTCATTATGGAAAGATAAAATGCTTGATGAACTTGATCAGCTTGTCGATGATATGGTTAAAGAAGAATTTAGTACAGTAATTAGAAATTTAGAAGACTCTGTTGCTGATGCTATTTCTGTATTCGATAACAACATCTCTGATACAGCAGATCAATATGCTGATGGTGTGGATGCTAAAGACATCCAAGCTGCTATCATGCAGTATCAATGTTCAGCAGAGAAACGTCTCAAGGGACGTATCATGGACTACATTAAGGGTTACTAATGACTACTAACAAACCTTTTCATATCAAGTATCCTTTATCTAAAGATGAAGCAATGGACTACATGTTTCAATACCAATACTCTAAAGAGCGACAAGATGGTCGTTCCTTCAGAAGTTTCCTAGTGCGTAAGCTAGGTAAACGATAACAGTTATGAGTGGGAGTTAAAGCCTCCAAAACATAAACCTATATCTCTGACGGCTTAGGAGACACTCATAAATTATCTAGGGTTCTTTCGGGAACCTTAGATTCTTTTATTTTTTTATGAAGAACCGACATCCCAGAGCACAATGTTTTTTGTTTGTGTTTTTTGTAACAACCGACATCCCGGTGTATGTGTTTTGTGCATCAGATATCATAGTATCTATATGAGTTACTTTTGAATGTAAATAGATATTATATTAGCTAAAGTAAATTAATTATAAACCCATAAGATAGAGGCTCGCAAGCTCGCCTCAAGTAATAAGGAAATAAAATTATATGGCATTTAATCCAAAATCATTGGACAACCTAGCACCTAAGATTACATCTGTAGAACAAGCTAGAGAAATGCAAAGAAACTCTGTTATATCTCGTAAAGCTAACAGAGAAGCTCGTGAACGTCTAAAACTAACTGCTGCTGAAATGAAAGTTGATGTAGAAGAACTAGCTAATGATGTATCTGCAGTAGGTTGTCTAAAAGTATTACTAGTAAAATATATGCAAGAAGGTGAATACGATGAAGCCGCCAAGATTGCCACCACACTAGCTGAGTTTGAGACTCCTAAGCTTGCTCGTGTAGATCAAACAAATACCGAGATATCAGCAGAGGAACTATCTGATGACGAACTTAACAAGAAACTCAGAGAGCTTGGTCTTAAAGATTGATGAAGCATTAGCTTCTCTTAGAGAATACAAAGAAGAACTAGATAAACTATACCATATTGAAGCTATTGATTACGATACATATCTAGAAGTGCTAGATGAAATGGGTATAGTTGTATCGCAACTAATCATGGATATGAGGATTGCCCATGACTACAAAGGACATACAGACGTATTGCCTCATGGGACACTGCAACAACCCCAAGCAAATTAAGAAAGATGTATGCGATGAATGCTACTACAGATTTCATGGTGAGCTTGGAATGCATATGTCAGAAGTAGTACGTCTAATGATTAAACGTGCTATAGAACGCAATAAGTTTGAGGTTAAAGTAACTAAGAATGACATTTATGAAGTTTGGCCTAGTGATAATAGCTGTGTTATTATGGACACTCCTTTTACCATTGGGGGTGACCTCGACACCAGTCCTTCCTTGGATCGTATTAATCCTATTAGGGGCTACGTGTCTGGCAATATTCAGATAATAAGTAATTTAGCTAATCGGATGAAAAATAATGCAGATGATGAACAACTCCTTAGATTCTCACACTACTACATTGAATACTACAGAAAGTGGTATGTGGAAGGAAAGGTGGGAAAAGATATTAGGGCATCCAATTGACAAACCAATGGATGAATTAGATTGGGCTGCTTATCATGAGTATTTATTGTTGAGGACTAAAGAATATGAGCAAGAAAAACAAGAGCTTAGAGATTAAATACGAAGGTCAAGAAATATTAGATGATGATTGTCAACTAACTGTTGTTTCAGTAAAGGATGATAAAGTAATATTCCATGTTGATGATGAGAAAGACTGTGTGATTACTGGTAAAGATGTCGTATATCTATTAGTTGCAGAAGGTATAGTAGCCATGTTAACTAAAGCAGTTAATCAAGAAGATGGATACAATTATTTTACAGGAGGGTTAGATGGGGAAAGGATCGAAACCTCGTCCGATACAGAACAAGGACAAGTTTAATGACAACTGGGACAGTATATTTAAAGCTAAAGAAAGCATACCTAAAGATGTTAAAAGCGTATGCAAACCAAAAGATCAACAAAGGTCATAAGCTTTACGATAAAGTTCTTAAACTTGAGTTAGAATTAAAAGAGGATAAGTAATGTATAAAGATGATCAAGAGTATTATGGTACACACTTTTGGTATGACTCAAAAGATAATGAGTTCTGTCTTAATGTTGTATGGAAGTTTGAGAAAGGTTATGATATCCCTGACTCATGGCACTTGCAATCTGTTGAGTTAGAAGACTATAGTGATAGTTTACCACAAGGTTTTATCGAAGAAGTTAAGTGGATGTGTGGTACAGACAGAGAGATCTGGCGTTATGTTAAAAGAGAAGGTCCATATTTTCAAATGGAAGAGGTAGACTACTCATGAGTAACTCAAGTGCTTTAGTAAACAAGATTGATTCTATCTCAGAAAAAGTAGAAAAAGTCATGGAACAAATGTATGGATACTATGAGGAAGCTGATCCATCAGAGGTATACTTTGCTGAAAGAGGAAGTAGTATGAAAGAGTCAGAAGAATGGGATATGGTTAACAAACCAAAACATTACCATAAGAATGGTATGGAAGTCATTGATATCATTGATGCTTTTACTCCTGACTCTTACAGCTACTGTATGGGTAATGCTATTAAATATTTATTACGTCATCAAGATAAAGGTAAACCAGTACAAGATTTAGAAAAATGTGCATGGTATATTAACCGTATGATTAATGATTGGCGTAACCAATAAACCAAACTAGAGGATAAACCTATGAGCACCTTGCTCTTTGACATAGAGGCTGATGGTCTAAATGCAACAAAAGTACATTGTATTGTTACAATTGATACAGAAACTGAAGAAGTTAAAACCTATGGACCTGATGCTTTGCATGACGGAGTGGCTAGTCTTCTATCCGCTGATCGCCTTGTCGGCCATAACATTATCGGTTATGACATTCCTACCTTGGATCGCCTTTATAATACTTCTCTTCTAAATAAACCAGTGCATGATACCTGGGTTATGTCTCAAACGCTACGCTACACCCGTACACACAAGCATGGACTAGCTGGTTGGGGTGAGTACCTTGGAAACAAAAAGATCGAGTACAGCGACTGGAGTGCGTTCTCAGAGGAAATGCTACAGTATTGTATTCAAGATTGTAAAGTCAACTTAGATGTGTACAAAGTACTCCTCAAAGAATATGCTACAATCTACAAGAACAATCCAATGATTCGTGATGGGTTACAAATAGAGCAAGCCATTGCTAAAGTAAATGTCATGATGCGTACTGATGGTTGGAGATATGATGAAGATCTAGCCAAGCAAACAGAAGCTATGTTTGTAGAACGTATGCATCAAATCGAACGCATCTTAGAACCTAAGCTAGGAACATATGAGGTATTCATTGACAAAGAACCTAAGACACCTAAGTTTAAAAAGAACGGGGAGTACGCTGCTGCTACCGTTAGGATACTCTCAGAGTACTTTGGTAAGGAAATCAAACCAACAGACACCCACCTCATGCCAGCAGGTAAACAATTCCAGCGGTCCAAAGTGGAGCAAATTGATTTGGGGCAAATCGCTTTAGTCAAAGAGTGGTTGTTATCTCAAGGTTGGGAACCTGATGATTATACTCGTAAGAAAATGCCTGATGGTTCTTGGAAGAACATGGGTCCAAAGCTTACTGATACCTCACTAGAAAAGTTTGGTACAGATGGTAAGATGATCTCAGAGTATTATACTTTACGTAATCGATTGTCTGTCCTTGAAGGATGGAAGGAGAAAGTAAAAGATGGTAGACTCCACGGAAACATGTGGACTATTGGAACTCCGTCGTTCCGTTGCAGACACGAAGTCATTGTTAACCTCCCTTCAGTTGATGCTACCTACGGTAAGCCAATGCGAACAGTTCTCAAGTCAGACGAAGGTGATGTCATCGTTGGATGCGACTCTTCAGGAAACCAGCTTAGAGGATTGTGTCACTACCTTAAGAACCCTGAATTCACAAATGAAATCATTAATGGAGATCAGCACCAGCGTAATGCAGATGCTCTCTCAAGAGCAATAGGGAAAGAAGTTAGTCGTCAGACTGCTAAAGGTTTCCTGTACTGCTATATGTTTGGTGGTGGTGATGCTAAGTTGGGTGAGGTGTTATCTGGATATCGTAACCCTAAAGTAGGTAAGGTAGCCAAGGATGCATTCTCTAAAGCAATCAAGGGATTGGGTGAGCTTAAGCAGAAGATAGAACGTGAGTGGGAAGAAAAGAAACTTACTCAGGGTATTGGTTGGATTGAAGGACTAGATGGTAGACCTGTCTTTGTACCTAGTCAACACCAGTGTCTTAACTATCTACTACAATCAGCAGAAGGTATCACATGTAAAGCAGCAGTAGCATACGCTATGGAGAAGATACAAAAAGAAAACTTACGAGCTAAACCACGTATCTTTTATCATGACGAGATGGCATTTACTGTACATCCTGATGATGCTGAACGTGTAGGAGAGATTCTCAAGGAAGCTTTCCAAGAAGCACCCAAGACATTCGGAATTGAGTGTATGGAAGGTGGTAACTATGTCATAGGAGAAAGTTATGCAGATGTTCACTGATGATCCATTCGGTAAAGCAATAGAAGACGCAGATAAAGAGTTCGATAATAACCCAGAAAACTTTCCAGTTATTGTAGATCCTAAGGCTAGAAAGCCTAAGGTATTCACATCGGGTATTACTCTTATTGATGCTGACTCTATCCTCTTTAAAGTATGTTGTACACAAACCACAAACAGTGGTATTCGTAAACACATCAAAGAAGAACTTAGCTACATCGATAGGAAATGTATGTATGATCGTGTACAGATTGCTTTAAAAGGTAAGGGTAACTTTAGATACAATGTATTCTCTGACTACAAATCTAATCGTCCAAACTTAGATGAAGATCTACGTAAACGATTAAACTATGCTCATGAATGGGTACTAGATAACTATCCTGCAGTAACTGCTGATGGGATGGAAGCAGATGATCTAGTATCTATCTGGGCATGGGAAGCATTGAATAAAGAGATGCCGTACATTGTTGCACACATTGACAAAGACTTAGATCAAATCCCCGGTGAACACTTTAACTTCAATAAGAAAATAAAGTATACTGTATCTGCTATGGATGGATACAAAAAACTTATTGAGCAGTGGATCACTGGAGATAGTGCTGATGGTATCCCAGGAATTAAAGGATACGGTCCAGCCAAAGCTAAGAAGGCTATCAATGGGGTACTACCTGAGAATCTAGAAGATTGCGTCAAGAGGCTGTACAAAAGCCTAGGGTATGATCAAGAGTACTGTCAACAAATGTATGACTGTGTATACATGCTACAATCGTGGGACGAATTATATGTACATGAACCATCGCTTAAACCTGAAACCGATATCAGCGAACAGGATGTTCTATCGGATGAAACAGAAGACAGCGGACTACAAGAACTATCAGAATGATATAAGGGATTTAATCATTCTCTCTGATGGTAATCAATTTGAATGGCCTTTCGGTAAGGATGAGCATGTATATTTCAATGTGCATGTTGGTCTATCAAACAAAGCAGCAGACTTAGACAACATCATTAAACCACTGCTGGATACATATCAATCTATGTATGAACCGTTTAATGATAAGAACGTATATGGAATCTCCCTGATGAAGCAAGTTGTTTCTAAGGGAGATGAGTATCTAGATGTCAGTATTATAGGAATAAATATAAATGATTCAAATGACAACGCCTAAAGACACTTACACTGTAGACTATCCACAAGCAGTTGAGTATCGTAACAAACAAGCAGCTATCTTTTGGCCTCCAGAAGAAGTTAAAGTGGGTAAAGATAAACAAGATATCCTAGTCAACATGACACCAGCAGAACGTCATGGTGTTATTACAACGTTAAAACTATTTACTAAGTATGAATTAATTATTGGTGAAGAGTTCTGGTTGACTAAGGTTATGGAAGCTTTCCCAAGACCAGAGATTCAATCGATGGCATCTTTGTTTGGAGCTATGGAGTTGTCAGTACATGCACCATTCTACGCTAAATTAAATGAGGAGTTGAACCTTGCAACAGATGAGTTCTATAATTCGTACCTTGAAGACCCAGTACTATCTAATCGAATTGAGTTTCTTGATACGATACTATCTAGTAAAGACCTCGCTTACTCGTTGGCTGCGTTCTCTTTCATTGAAGGTGCAGTATTATATTCAAGCTTTGCCTTTCTAAAACACTTCCAAACTAATGGGAAGAATAAACTATTGAATGTAGTGTCTGGTATTAATTTCTCTGCACGAGATGAAGCATTACATTCGGAAGCTACTGGTTGGTTGTTCCAGCAATATACTAAAGAAGCAGGGATAACCCACGAAGATTACGAAGAAAAGATTAAAGAGATCGCAGAAGTAGTCTACGGTCATGAGAAAGCAATCATTCAAAAGATATTCTCTCAAGGAGATATCGAAGGTATCACAGAAACACAGTTAGATCTATTTGTTAAATCAAGGATTAACATTTGTTTACGAAACCTTGGATACAAAAATCTTTATGAAGTAACATACAACCCTA